GTATGGTACAATTAACTGATGAACAGAAAAATGACGACCTCGTAAAATCATTGCTTGGCAGTGGGTTTACAGAAGAGGTGATTGCTGGTTGGATTGAATCCGGCTCAATCAAATTGGAAAAGTCGGTTCAAAGTGGTCCGGATGACCATGGCGAAGGCGACGGTGATGGAAATCACGAGAAGAAGGAAAAAGACAAAGACAAGGACAAGAAAGACCCTGACAAGAAAAAGGAAGAGGGCGATGACGACCCCGACCTCGAAAAGGGTAATGGCTGTGGCGATGGCGACAAGAAAAAGGACGACATTTCGAAGTCACTTTCTGCGGACATCATCAAGAGTATTGAGGACAGCCTGTTTGGCAAGTTTAATCAGTCTCAGGATGACCTGCTGAAGTCTATTCCGGCTATCGTAGAAAAGGCTCTTGAGCCGATTACTGACAAGATTGAAAAATCTTTGGACGGTATGCGACAGGCGATTATTGCTTTCGGAAATTCGGCTCCTGAATTCAAGAGTGCTGGTCTGAGCAAGGCTATCATCGAGAAAAGCATTGAACAGGGTGGCGGTGCTAAGGATGAGGACAACAAAACAGTTCTGAGCATTTCGAGAGACCGTGCGGTTGTTCGTGAGTTGATTGCTAAATCGATTGACGAGGAAGCCGACCCCGAAATACAGAAGTCTTTGCGCGACAATACAACTGCCTATTTGCTTGACCCGATTGGTGGGGACATAGGTAAAGACGCAGCCTTGTATATGTATAACAAGAAGAACGTTCGCCTCGTGAAATAATTTCGTACGAAACTTTAAATAATATACGAAAATGGATTTATTCAATTACAATGGAACGGAGGCTACAAATCCGTTGGAAAGTATGTCTTCGGATGAAATCTTGAAGGCGATGGAAGCAGGTCTGTTGACTGGTATGCAGTACAACGACCAATTGAATAACGGTGGAGGTCTGAAACCTGAATCACCTTGAAAACCGTTTGGACCAGTTGGTGTTCTGGAATGAGTTGAACCGTCAGAAGATTGACAATACTGTTCATCAGTACAATCAGTTGTACAAGTATGGTCAGGAAGTGGGCATCTTCAATCAGGAAGGCGAAACTCCTACTGAGACCGACTCTGTATATCGTCGGAAGTCAATCGTTGTCAAGTTCACAGGTGTGACTGGACAGGTTACTCATCCGGGTATGATTGTCAAGACTGTCGTTGGTTCACTGTACACCAAGGAAGTTGAAAACAAGACCATCTTGCTTCAGACTATCCTTGACAAGAAAGTGATTGACGCTGACTCGGCAAAAGTTCCTGAAGAGTTCGACGGTGTATTCGCACAGCACATCGCTGGTATCAACGATATCACAGGTGGCTTGCTGGGTAAAACTTCTGAACAGGTGCTTGACGCTTACTTCGGAGACCCTGCCGTACTGAACGCAAACGGTTCTGTTCTGAATGACGCTTTGGTTGAGGACGCTGCTCAGGCAGTTGTAAACGACCGAAACGGTATCATCGACCGTATCGTTTCTTCTCCTGTCGTATTCAACAACTACGTGAAACTCTTCCATGAGTCTAAACGTGTTATCGTTGGTATGGCTGGTGGCGTTGTGGGCGCAACTATGGGTCAGTCGGTAAACGACATCACCACTCAGTTTGGTAAGGTGAACATCAAAGCGGACAAATACTTTGACTTCAACCAACCGATTAAGTTGGGTCGTGGTAAAACTTCTGACAAGGCTCCGAATGCTCCTATTAAGGATGTTACGACTCCGGTTGCTGTTGCCGTTGACGCGAAGGGAATGTTTGGTTCTGTTCACGCTGGTAACTACTTCTATGCTGTTACAGCGAAGAACCGTTACGGAGAGTCTGAACCCGTTCTGTTGAACGACGCTGAACAGGCTGTTGGCGCAACTCAGTCCGTGACTCTGAAGTTTGCTGGTGCGAACTCTTCGGCTTATCCTGAAACCTGTTATGTCATCTATCGTACCGAAGCCAATCCGGTCGATAAAGGCACTGCTGATTTCTATCCTATCTTCGAAGTTAGCAAGACTGAACTTGCTGCTGGTTGGGACGGTGCTAATCCGGGAGAGGTTCACGACCGCAACCGTTGGATTGCCGGAACCAAGTCTGCTCTCGTTTACTTCAACGGAAGTGAAATGATTGAGTATCTGGAACTGGGTGGAACCATGAAACTGGATTACGCTATTGTTGGTCCGAGACGTTCATTCTCTGTATTGAACTACGGAACTCCGGTAGAGTATATGCCTGGAAAGATTGCCCGCATTATCAACATCGGTAAGATTGGTCTGCCGACTACCTAATAACGAGGACAATTACGTTATAATGATGGGGATGGGGTGTATGTCCCATCCCCATTAATTTTATAATCATAAATAAATTCAAAGAATTATGAAACTGTTTAACAGAAAAGCGGGAAACAAAACCATCAATTACAATGGTAAGAACGTGAAGTTCGTAAATTGTGTCGCTGAGGTCGAAGACGACTTTGGTAAGGAAGTTCTCAAGTTGGGAATCCCTGACCTGTACGAACACGGCAAACAGCCTGTTTTCGAAACCCCGAAAGAGGTTCAGATGAAGTCAGACTTCAAAGACCGTGAAGAGTGGTACAAGAAAGAGATTGCTCGCCTGACAAATGTCAATACAGCGAATAAAAAGAAGATTGAGGAACTCGAGCAAGAGGTTGAAAACTGGAAGAACGAATACAATCGTGAACACGAGGCTCGTATTCAACTCGCTGCGGGAACCGTTCCCCCAGCCGAGACAGTTACACCCCCTGCACCTGAAACTATCGTAGAGAACCCAACAGAGGGCACAGGCGACGAAACTCAGGGAGAGGGTGACGCTGACGTAACAGGTGGCGAGGGAACCCCTACTCCTGAAGAGGAAGAGGCTGCTCTACGCAAGGAATTGGGTGTAATGAAGAAAGATGAACTGATTGCTTTCGGTCAGGAGGGTGGTATTGACATGACCGCTGTTGCTGAAAAAACCAAAGCCGAAATCATCGAATTTTTGGTAAACGCTTCTAAAGAGTAATGCGAGATGGGACAACTTGTTTTGACAATGAAGTATAGAAAGAACACGGGGATGATATTTAATCCCACGGAGATTTTTTCTTTGTACCTGTACGGGATAACCATACAGGGAGGCGACGGGACTTCTTTCAGCAGTGAAAGTATGCGGTTCTATATACAGGCTGCTCAAAGAGAGGTTGAGAACTTCTTCAACCTGAAACTGATGCGCCAGTTCATTGACCAAGAGAAGTTGACATTTTACCGAGCCGACTATTGGCAGAGTTTCCCTATTCTGTTCACGAACTATCCCGTCAACAAACCGATATCGTTGACGGGACGGTTCAACAATCTTGAGCAAATTTCCTATCCGACACAATGGCTGACAACTCACCAGAACAGTTATGGTCTATATAAGCGAAGAGTTTCAATCGTTCCCACGGGTTCGGCTGTTGCTACTGCCAATGCTGAGGTCATCTTGAGTGGTTTGACAACCCAATTGGGAAGCCAGCACTTCAGGATGATTCCGGATTATTGGGACTTCCAGTATATTACAGGCTTTGACCTCGACCATATGCCTATGGACTTAATCAATCTGACGGGGAAATTGGCTACGTTCGGACCACTTGGAATTGCTGGTGACTTGATATTGGGTGCGGGTATCGCTGCCCAGTCGATAGGTGTTGACGGGTTGAGTCAATCAATCAGTTCAACATCATCAGCAACCAACGCAGGATATGGGGCAAGGATTTTGCAATATCAAAAAGAGATTGCGGATTCTGTGAAGAAATTGAAATTAGTATATGATGAAATTCGTATGGTAGTTGTATAAATGAAGACAGGTAGTTTGTGTATTGTGTATAACGATATCAACGATAAAGTTTACGTTGGTATAACTGTTCGTAAGGTTCATAGAAGATTTCATGAACATATTTATGCTGCGGAAGCGGAGAAGGATAATTTTCAGTTTCATAAGGCAATCAGAAAATATGGTTCGCAGAATTTTCACGTTGATTGCTTATTGAGTGGTATTCCAATCGAAAGACTTCCTTTGTTTGAAAAGGCTTGCATAAGTAGATTCAATTCCTATAAGTGTGGGTATAATTCAACTCCAGGCGGTGACGGTACGGGAAAGGAAGTGACTGACGAATTTAGACAAAAGATATCAGAACTTCACAAGGGTAAAACTCCTTGGAACAAAGGGGTTCCGATGCCTGATTGGTTGAAAGAGAAGTTGCTTGCCACTCATATAGGAAAGAAACACTCTGAAGAAACTCGAAAGAAAATGTCGAAAGCAAGGGTCGGTAGAAAACCAATGCTGGGGAAACATCATTCAGAAGAAACTCGGAAAAGGATTTCTAAAGCGTTAAAGGGTAAACCTCAGCCTTGGAATTCTAAAACTTTATTAGAAAGGAGATACGCATCATGAATGGAAGACCTATATCAGAGGCTCCCGAGCAGTCCTTATATGGACAGCCTCAAGTGAGTTTTCGCCCGAATGACTTTAACTCGGTTATTTGGGCGCACGGTTATGATATAATCTGTGAAAAGGCGATACGCTGTCCGTGTCAGGGAAACTCGGGCAGTCCGTTACCTGATTGTCAGAACTGTCACGGCTTTGGATACTTCTTCGTAAATCCGAGGAGAACCAAAGCACTTGTAACAGGTCTGAACAGGAATACACAGTACGTTCAATGGGCTCCGGAATTGATGGGTACGGCTGCGATAACCGTTCGGGATGAAGATAAAGACTTCCTTTCCTACTTTGATAGAGTGACGGTAGAGGATGAATATGCTTCGTTTACGGAAATGTTGGTGGCGAGGGAGATGATAGGTGACGAGGTTGCTGTTTTTCTCTCTTATGCCCCAATAGAGGATGGTATCGTGGCAGTGTACACCTTTAAGGATTCCGAGTCCCCGTTAATCAAGTTAGACCCATCAGTCTATGAGATAGTTCCCGAGAACCCGTATTGCTTGAGATTTGCTCCTGGGAACGTTCCTCCAGAGACAGGTGTTTCAGTCCTGTACAAACACAGGGTGGAATACCACATCATTGATATGCCTCACGAAATCCGAGCCTCGTTAGGTAAGGATAAGAAGAGCGGACAGTTTCAAATCCTCAAGATGCCGATACAGGGTGTGGGACGGAGAACTCACCTAATAGACATGCAGCGTCCTAATTACGATGGAAGTGGAATAATATATAACGACGACAATGATTCCGATACACGTTGATTTGAGTGAAATCGTAGCGGAGTTTGCTCTTACAGGTTCGCAGGCTCAGGAACTCGGTGGCGAGATTATCAATCGGGTGGTGACTGAGTATGTAAACAAGTGGGAGAACCTTGTCAATAGAGAGTTAAAGAAGACCCGAAAACTGTATAAGAATGCCATGTACGTTGACAGGGTGAGTCCGACGGAAGTGGTGTTTGGGCTTGCTCCCGGACAGGACGGGTTGGCTTTGGCTCTTGAAGAGGGGAAGGCTCCCTTTGACATGAAGCCAGGATTTTCCAACTCCTCAAAGAAGAAGACATCTGCGAGTGGGGGTTGGTATCTGACAATTCCGTTTCGGTACGCTACTCCTGATGCTGTGGCGGAATCAATGGTGTTTCAAAATCGGCTGCCGAAAGAGATTTACGATATTGCTAAGAGTAACGGTGGACAGCCTGTAAAGAAGAATCAGCTTCCTATACAGTAC